TGCCCGTACGTCCCCGTGCCATCCATGATCGTGGCCTTGGCCTCGAACAGCAGCGCCAGCGAGCCCGACGGCAGGTTGCCGGCAGCGAACGTGAGCGCGCCGGCATTGGCGTCCCCGGTCACGCTCAGATCCGCCCCGTGGCCCGTGGAGTTGGCGCAGCCCGCAAAGGGATCCTGGTTCCAGTTCAGGCACGGACAATCGACCGCGCTGCCGTCGCCCCAACAGAACGAGGCGATCAACCCGTTGTCCGCTCTGGCCATCAGCTCCAGTGCGACCAAGAAGGCCCCCAACATCACGGCCAGCCCAATCAGCCGTGCCCACCAGCCCGCCCGAGTGTGGCGCATCACAGCTCTTTGCCCCGCACGCTCATGGCCTTGTGCATGTCGGCCCTGCGACCGCTGGGCGGCGCCTCGAACTCCGTCACGGCGCGGCCCTCGGCCGTCTCCAGGCGCCCGAACCACCTGCCCGTGCGGCGACACTGGCGCTCCCTCATGACCAGTCCCAGATCACGATGGCGGTTGGAGGGCACCACTTGCTCGCTGCGCGGATCGTTCTCGTGCGGCCTTCTGATGTCGATGGTCATGTCATGATCCTTTCTTGGCTCGTGTTGGCTTCCTGACTCGCACTTGTCACATCACCTGGTACACCTGGTGTCCAGGGTCCACCCCAGCGTCCGGATTCTGCAGGTTGGAATCGTTGGGCGACACGCCGTTGAACCACAGCGCCACCGCGTCCGGTCCCTGGGTGTGGGCAACCTCCACCGTGACCACATCGTCAACTTCGATCTGCACGGCCTGTGCCGTGTCGCTGGCGGTGTACACGGCCGTGGTGTCGTTCACCAGGGTCACGTTCTCGGACAGCAACTCGTTCTTGATGAGGCACGCGGAGTCCCGGTGGAACACGCGCACCAGGGCAACGTTCGTGCCCGTGTTGCCCGTGACCTGCAACCGCACCGCGACCGCCCACGTACCAGGATCCAGCCTGCGCGCCGCGGCCTCGATGCGCCCCCACGCGCGGCCCAAGAAGTCCAGTGGCACGTTCTGGGCCAGCGGCCCGGATGCCGCGTCCTGGTCCAAGGTCTTGCCGGGACCGCACGAAGTTGCGGCCACGGTGCCGCGCAGATACCACGTCTCGGCCATCAGTCCCTGGTGGTTTCGACCGTGATGTGGTGCCCATCGGGCGAGGTGGTCACAGTCCCGTACTTGACCCACAACCAGTTGTTGGCGGGAATGGACGCCGATGCGAACACGGTCTCCTCCGTGCCCGTGCCCGCCGTGGTGGTCTTGTCGGCCGCGAACACCCCGGTGCCCGCGCCGTTCAAGTCAGCTCCGAAGCGCAGGTTCCAATCCACATCGCCCGCAACTGCGTTGTTCAGTCCGTGCGTAGCCAACCGGATCGTGCTGGCCTCATTGATCCACACGGCCGCCCCCTGTTGGCCGGTGGCCGGGGCGTCCAGGTTGAACGAGTGAACGTCGCGCTGGTCCAGCAGCGTGCGCAAGTCGCCAACGCTTCGTGCGCCCACATCCCCTCCAGTGAGGCGTCCTACCACGGTCTGCTCGCCCACGACCAGGGCCACTGGCGCATCGTCCGATACGGCCACCAGTACGCTCTGGGCATTGAAGTCCGATTCCATGACGGCCCCGGCCGCGTTCACGTTCGTGGCGTCCGTCACGTCGGCCAGCGCCTCGATACCGGCCAACTTCGTGAAGTTCGCAGCCGACATGAACCCGGCCTGACCGCCGGTTGCCGCTCGCATCTGGTCCTGATTCAAGCCCACTTCCACGAGAGCGTTGACTGCATCCAAGGCCACCGTGACCACATCGGTTGCAGGCGAGATGTTGCGCAGCTCCAGGTCCACCCCGGTCTTCTGGGAGAACACACCAACCCCTCCCCCAGTCGAGTTGGACGCCGTGTTGGCCTCGCCGGTGGGGGCCGCGCCGGCAATCGTGATCTCGTTGGCATCCTGAGTGATGGTGATGTTGCCGCCGGCCAGCAGGCTTCGGAACTGCAGCACGCCGGGAGCACCCAGGGTCTCCTTGTACACATCGCCCTCACCGGCGCCCAGCGACAGGCCCGTGTTGGCCTCGCCGCCGGTGCCACTGGGCGGCGCTTCCCAACCGGGCACCAAGGGCGACCCGCCCAACGTGAGCAACCAGCCGTCCGCGGCGCCGGTGGTGGGGATGCGCACCGGGGGGTCCACGGCGTTCAGAGCGGTGAACAGCGAGCCCGCAGTGCCACCGGATCCCAGGTCGCTCCAGAAAGCATCCATCAGTTCCTGGACCAGGTACAGCAACTGTCGTTGCAGCGTGTCCAATGCGTCCTCGGACAGCACCGCTGCATCGGTAGGGTCCACGAGCTGATCGGCCAAGGACTCCCCGGACCGACGCCACACCAGGATGACCTCACCACCTGCCAGCACGTCGTCGAACGTGATTGTGCTGGCGGACGTGTTCACCACCAAGTTGGTCGCAGCCACTCCATCAATGGACACGTTCAGGTGCGTCGGGTCCAGGATGGGCACCGTGTACGTGTACGTAGAGGTCCCAGCGATCCCGGTAATGCTCTGACGGGAGTAGAAGGCCATGTTCGTCGGTTCTGGAAAGTTGGGGAAAGGAGAAGAATGAACTCAGTTCAGCAAGCGCAGCACCAAGGACGGCGCCAAGTTCGTGAGTCGCACGGTCTCAACGTCCACTCCGAACGGCAGCACGCTGTTCCTGACTCCCTGCAGTAGCTCGTCGTTCAGGGAACCGTTCTGGAAGCGCACCAGGTCGTCCAGGCTTCGACTGACCACGATGTCGCGCACCACTGCCATGGTCAGATCCGAGATGTTGTTGTCGGCGTCCTGGTTGTCCACCAGGTACTTCACTTGATCCACCACGATGTAAGCCACCAGCACACTGCACGTGACCGTCTGACGATCTAGGGTGACCAAGTGCTGATTGGCGGGAGCCAAGATTTGTCGACACGCCGTGACCTTGCGCCACTCCGTGAGCAAGGGCCAGTACCAGTGCAGTCCCGGACCGACAGGTACAACGACCTTCCCCTGTCTTAGCTTCACTGCAAGCTCGTCCTTGCACACAATGACCAAGGTGGGAATGAGTTTCCCACAGCGTTGCATGATGGTACCGATCCATCCGAACACATTCTCCATTGGGATCCTTTCGTGTTAGGGAGTGGACAAGGTGTTCGTGTGGATGTGAAGATAACTTGAACTACTACAAGGACAATTCAGAGTTCCGAGCTGAACCTTGAATATCTTGTGTTCATCTTACATCTTCTGTACATACTCTGTGTTCAAGTATCCTTCTAGTATTCTAGATTACTTATACATATCCTATACTATAAAAACAACCCCCTTATAGGAAAGCTAGAAGAAGCTAGAGGAAGCTAGAAGAAGAAGGAAGCTAGAGGAAGAAGAAGGAAGCTAGAGGAAGAAGGAAGAAGGAGGAAGCAGGAGGTCGAAGCTGGGGCTTCTAGTACGACTCCGCAATGCTAAAGCGCTGCGGCGCAACGACTTACGGCGTCGCCGCCGCGAGGTCGCGCGAACCCCGGGTTCCTAGTACGACTCCGAAATGCTAACCCCTTGCAGCGCAACGACTTAGCATTTCGGAGTCGTACTAGGAACCCATGCGCGCATTTCGGAGTCGTACTAGGAATCCAAAGCGTGCATTTCGGAGTCGTACTAGGAGCCCACTTCAACCTCAAGGACCACACATGGACGACGAAGCCCGCAACGACGGCCCCATCCCGAATGCCTGGGCCTCGGTGCACATCGACCCCAAGCTGGTCCAGAACCTGGAAGCCCTGTGGCCGGACCGGGCAGTCGATCCGTGCATGTGGAAGCCCGAGGTCGCAGCCCGCAGGTACGGCAAGATCCAGCTCACCAACTGGCTCAAGAGCCTGCTGGAGCGCCAGGAAGCGCGACGTGCGGGCAACACCGCCGATGGCACTGTGCTGTCCTCCGACATCAATCTGGGTCCCAGGCTGCCTCATCCCACCATGTTCGAGCGCACCCGTGCCCTGCGGCGCGATCTCCCCGAACAGCCAGGTCTCGGCATGTCCCAGGATTACGACGGGCTCATGGTGGCAAGATCCCAGGAGGACTAACGTGTGCGTGTTCCAACCAGTACCCGACATCCCCAAAGTGCCCGTGATCCCGAACGCGCCACCGCCCACGCCCACCGCGCTGAGCGTGGAGCGCCCGGAGGCCCTGAAAGGATCCAAAGAGCGCATTCCCGATCTGATCGGAACTGGGTTCGGTCTGGAATCTCTCATGATTCCCTTGATCATGCCGTTGGGGCCAGTATGATCCCTGTTGTGACCAACACAAGCACCAAAGAAACCATGCCCACGAACACCAAGGAAGGAGTGCGCCATGTCCCTGGAAGACACCGCCGTGTTCGATCGCAAGGACTGGCCGGACCTGGGAAGGAAACCAGGCCCTCCCAAGTTGTGCTCGTGGTGCCTCGGCGCACGGAATCTTCCGTCGTTCAGATGGGTCCCGGTTGGGATCCGACTGTGCCTCCGGTGTTTCTTCACCGCCCCCCGTTCATGATCGCCTGAACGCACAATCGCTGCCGGAACACTCACATCCATGCCTGTGACCCGCAAGGACCGAGAACGTGCCGCCTCGCTGTACCTGGCGCTGCAGTCGGCCCGCGAGCCATTCCTTGCCAGGGCGCGCGACAATGCCTCGTACACCATCCCGGCCATCATGCTCCCTGAGGGCTCCGATGGGCACACGGACATCGCGGACCCGTACCAGTCCGTGGGGGCCGACGGCGTGAACGGCCTGGCCTCCAAGTTGCTGCTCACACTGCTGCCCCCCGGCCTTCCGTGGTTCGCTCTGGCCGTGAATCAGTTCGAGGTGGAAGAGGCTGTGACCGAACTGGGTGGGATCCAGGACCCCAACGCAGTGCGCTTCGTGACCGACATCAACCAGTCCCTCGTGCGCATCGAGAACGAGGTGCACAAGTTCGTGGACTCCTCGCCGCACATCCGGGCAGGTCTGTTCGAGGCCATGGAACACCTCATTGTCGCCGGCAATGCGGTGCTCATGTTGGACGACGCGGGCCGCACCAAGGTGTTCCACTTGGACCAGTACGTGTGCGAGAGGTCCCCGGACGGCCAAGTGCGCACGTTGATCGTCAAGGAGCAACTGGATCGCCCCAGCGCGCCGGGATGGGCCGAGTTCGCGTTCACCGAGAAACAGGAACTGGCCGACCTGTACACCGTGGTGGTGCGCACCGGCCCCGACGCCTACGACGTGCGCCAGGAGATCAACGACCAGGTGGTCGGTCCTGTGCGCCGCAGCGTGCCGGGCGACCGCCTGCCGTACATCGCCCTGCGCTTCAAGCGCGTGAGCAACCAGGCGTACGGTCGCTCCAAGATCGAGGAGCTGATCGGGGACCTGCGCGTCCTTGAAGGCGAATCGGAATCCATCGCTCAGGGGTCGGCCATTGCGGCCCGCACCATCGGGTTGGTCGATCCCAACGGAGTGGCGCGTGCGTCCGAACTGTCCAAGGCCCGCAATGGCGACTTCGTGCCCGGACGCGACGGTGAGGTCACGTTCTTGCGAGTGGACAAGGGCCAGGACTTCCAGGTTGCCCTGCAGCACCAAGAAGGTGCCGTGCGACGATTGAACAGGGCGTTCCTGAACAAGCACAGCGTGCAGCGCGATGCCGAGCGCGTCACGGCCCGCGAGATCCAGGAGTTGATTCAGGACCTGGAGGAGACCCTGGGCGGGGTGTTCGCCACGCTGTTGGGCGACGTGCAACTCCCGGTCATCAACCGCCTGCTGGTCATCCTGCAGGACACGGCGCGCATCCCCGAACTGCCCGAGTCCAAGGTGCATCCAATCATCCTGGCCGGCGTGCAGGGCCTGGGTCGCGGCAGGGACTTCAACACGCTCACGGCCGGCGCGCAGGTGCTGCAGCAGACCCTGGGCGAACAGGAGTTCTCCCGCATTCACAACTCGTTGGAGTACGCCGCCCGGGTGTGGAACGCTTTGGGCGTGGAGACGGACAAGCTCATGAAGACCCCCGAGCAGCTCGCCCAAGAGGTGGCGGACGCCCGCAACGCCGCTCTGATCCAACAGAGTGCGGGGCCGGTCGCTGCTGCCATGGCCAGCAACGCAACCATCCAACAGCCGTAGTTGGCCAGCAAGCATCCAGCAAACAACGTAGGAATCCGACATGCCGATCAAGTTCAGTTCCGAGGGCAATTCGTTGCCCCATCAACTGCCCATCTCCCCTGTAGACCGGCGCAAGGGCCGCACGGAGGAGAAGGACACCAGCATCGAGAACGTGTGGGTGGGCGGCCACTACCAGAAGATGAGCCCGGCCGTGGCAGGTACCGTCCTGCAGGAGCGCCTGCGCACCGAGGCCGCTCAGCGCGAGGCCGCCAAGCAGGCCGAGAAACGGGCAGTGCTGGACCGCATCGCCGAGGAGCAACTACTGGCCCAACGGGCCAACAAGGAGCAGGCCGAGAACGAGCAACTGTCGGCCCAACAGGCCGCGGAGCAGCCCTCGGTCTCCGAGTCGAGCAACGTGCCCAGCAAGCCCAAGGCGCGCAAGGAGTCCTAGATGCCCGATACGAACACCAAGTCCGCACCGTCCATCGAGCTGAACGCCGACGGGACGTTCAAGGGCGGCGTGCCCGACAAGTTCGTTGGCAAGACGCCGGCCGACCTCGTGGCTGCCTACGCCTCGTTGGAGCGCTCCAAGAGCGCCCAACTGCCGCCCAACGATTTGGCCGACGGCCTCACCATCCCGGTGCCCACGCCGGCCGACAACGCCCAGGCGTGGTACTCCGAGATCGAGACCACGGGCAAGCTGTCCGAGGCGTCGTACAGTTCCGCCGTGGCCAAGCACGGCAAGGTCGTGGTGGACGGAGTGCTGGCCGGCGCGCACGCGCGCGGTCGCCTCACGGAGTTGCAGGTGCATTCCGCGGCCGGCGGCAAGGACCAGTTCACTGCTCTGCTCAAGTGGGCCGGGACCAACCTGGATCGCCAGGACGCGCAGGCGTTCAACGATGCCGTGCGAGCTGGCGGCTCCCTGGCTCAACTGGCCGTGCAGGGCCTGATGGCCCGCCACGTGGCTTCGGGCAACAGCCCGCTCATCCAGGGTTCCGGGCCCGGCGGTTCGTCCAGGGCCCAGCCCTACGCCTCCGTGGCGCAGTGGAAGGTGGACATGGCCGGGGACAACGCCAAGAAGTACGAAACGGATCCGGCGCACAGGGCGCTGGTTGCCCAGCGTCACGCGGCCTCGGTGGCCGCCGGTGTGGAGGGATTCTGATGGTTCGCACTCCCATTGTGTTCGCGCGCCTGTGGAACTTCCTGGGCGCCCTGTTGCTCGTTCTGCTGGTCGGCCTGGTGATCGGCGCGTCCGCGGGCTGCGTCACGTCCGGCGACCTGCGCGAACTGTCCGACGCCCAGGCCAAGTACGAGGCCGTGCTGGAGGACGAGTCCAAGAACGTGGACGAGGTGGCCCTGGCGGCGCGTGAGCTGCGCAACAAGATCGAGGTCGTGGCCGCCGCCGCCGAGCAGCGCACCGAGGACACCATCACTGGTCTCGGGACCTCGGCCGAGGGTGGCCTGGTCGGCGTTGCCGCCGCTCTGGCCCTGAACTGGTACCGCAACTCGAAGCGCAAAGCGCGCGGCGAGCAAGTCTGACACCGATCTTGGCAGCGTGCCGAGTCGGTCACTTCCTCTCTGAGTCCTAACGTAGGAAAACTCAATCATGGCAACCACCGATGTTGTGGGCGTGATCCTCCAAAAGATGCGCCCGCGTTCGGACGAGGCCGGGTACACCGCGTACTCCGGGATCGTCCAAGGCGGCTCCACCCCCAACGAACTGGTCGGCTACGACCGATTCGATGAGGGCGTGGACAAGTACGTGGACTTCCTGGTCAAGATCAACGGGTACGGGGCCACCACCGGCCTCACCATCCAGCTTCTGTGGTCCGCCGAGTCGGCCACCACGGGCAACGTGTACTGGGCCACCAGCTTCCGCCGGCTGCCCTTGGACGCCGAGGACATCAACGCCTCTCACACGTACACGTTCGAGGAGGCCGCCGATGCCGCTCCGAGCGTGGTTGGCGAGGTCGTTCAGCACGCCGAAGTGATGGCCAAGGCCGACGACGGAATGGACAGCGTGGTCGAGGACGACATCTGCATCCTGCGCGTGCGTCGCACGGGCACGAACGCGCTCGACACCATGGCCGGGGCCGCGTTCCTGCATGCCGTGATCGTCACCGAGACCTAGAATGACATCGGGCCAGCCCCGATAATCTTCCCTCTCCGAGAGAGGTAAAACCTCGGCGGGGCCGGCGGTCCTCGGATCCCACCGCCACCCAGATCACCGACGCTGCCAGATGACCAAGGGCGCGGCCCGCCTTGCGGCGGACAACCGTAGGACACCGGCATCACGCAGTAGCGCCGGCGCTTCTCTTGGCAGTCCGTGTTCATCCCGAGCACACCCATGAGCGGCACCTTCACTACCGCATCGACACAGGAGTCCCAATGCCCATCCTCGGCACTGGCGTATCCCAACCCGGCCTCATCAACCAGGCCGGCACGGAAGACGCTCTCTTTCTGAAACTCTGGGCCGGCGAGGTCCAGACGGCCATGGACGAGATCCAGACCATGGATCGCTTCCACAAGGTCCTTCCCGTCATCAACGGCAAGTCGCGTCAGTTCCCGAGCATCGGGCGCATCACTGGCGCGTACCACACCCGCGGCAACAACATTCTGACCGACGGTCCCATTGAGGACTTCAACCACGCGGAAATTGAGATCTTCGTGGACGACGTGTTCTATGCGGCCACCTTCCTGAGCGAGCTGGACGAACTCAAGAACCACTACGAAGTTCGCAGCACCTACACCAAGGAGCTGGCGCAGGCCTTGGCTTCGCGCAACGACCGAAATGCGTTGATCGCATTGGCTCGCGGTGCGCGCAGCAACACGACCTCGGCCCCGGACATGATCCCGACCGACCTCGGTACCGAGGGCGGCGGTGGGTTCGTGGACATCGCCCAGGCCGCCGCGTCCTACACCTCGGCGGAGCTGTTGGCCGGACTGCACTCGGCCGGTCAGATTCTGGACGAGAAGAGCTTCCCGCGCAACATCCCGCGCTTCGCCCCCATCAGCCCCGCCGACTATTGGCTGCTGGTGGACAACGACGACATTCTGAACCGCGACTTCGGCAACACGCTCGGGGTCCGCGCCATGGGCCAGGTGTGGTTCGCTGGCGGCTTCGAACTCATCATGACCAACCACCTGCCCACGGGCACGTTGGCCAACCCGTCCGGTGCCGGCGGCACGAACAGCTACTACGGCATCTTCGGCGATGGCACGGACAACACCAACTACATCACCACGGTGTTCGCCG